GGGTGGGGCTCACTTGCTCTAATACAAGGACAAGGCGGTGAAGCATTGTCCGCAATGAGTTCGCTTGGATATGGACAGACTTGGCAAGTTTTAACTGGGTCACGCTCCCTTAATACTAACTACTACAACACAACGGGCAGAACAATTTATGTGTATGCGTCTCAACTTTATTCATCTTCAGGTACAGTTAATTATTCTTTAATTGTTAATGGTGTAACGGTAGGAACTTGCGTAGGTTGGAATACAAATAGTTTTGCTGAAATTGATGGGATAGTTCCTGCCGGTGCGGTATATCAAATAACTGCTGGCGCTAACGCAACTGGATTGGCTTGGTCTGAACTCCGCTAAAAGGAAAACAAAATGCCGCATTACAAAGACACTGAAAACAAACTGCACTGGCTGGATTCCACCGAGTATGAGTCATATTTGCCCGCAGGTTGCGTACAAATTACGGACGAAGAAGCTGAAGCACTGCGCCCTAAGCCAGCAGAACTGACCTATGCACAAAAACGCGCTAATGAGTATCCGCCCATGACCGACTACCTTGATGGTGTTGTAAAGGGCGACCAAGCGCAGATTGACAAGTACATTGCCGACTGCTTGGCAGTCAAAGCCAAATATCCGAAAGGCTAACCCATGACCGCCGTACTATCAGGAACAAACGGGCTGCTCCAGTCCTACGACTACCAAACCCCAACTACGGGGTTTAGCTACACGTTCGCCGCTGGCACTCAGGTGCTGGTGATGAACCCCGCTGGCACGTTGGCTACAGGCACTATCACAATGCCCGCCTCGCCTGCGGATGGCATGACCATCACGTTCAGCAGCAGCCAGCAAATCACGGCTCTTACTCTGAACGGCAACACTGGTCAAAGCATCAACAGCGCAATCACCTCATTGAGTGCAAAACAAGCAGCATCGTATATTTACCGTGCTACAGGAACCACTTGGTACTTGATGGGGACGCAAGCTACTCAAACTTCTGGCCCAGCATTCAGCGCGTACTTCAATGGAAGCACGCAAAGCCTTACTGCATCAACGTGGACAAAAGTCACAATGAATGCAAAAGATTTTGATACTAATTCCAACTATGACGCTGTAACCAACTATCGGTTTACTCCAACAATTGCTGGGTACTATCAAATTACCGGTATAGTGTTTTTTAATATTGGTAGTGCAAGCGCAACGTCAGCTAGTGTAGCTATTTATAAAAACGGAAGTATTTATAAAGGTGCGGCAATATATAGTCTTGCAAATGGAGGAATGGAAGGTTCAATATCTTTGCCAATTCTTTTTAACGGCTCAACAGATTTTGTTGAAATTTATGTCTGGATTAGTACAGCATCAAATACCTATATAGGTTCTACAAATACTGGCTATGGGGGCGCTGGCGGCGCTAACGCTTTGTTCAATGGATGTTTTATTAGGGGTGCATAATGACAACGACTATTTCCGGAACATCTGGGGTCACATTCCCTGCTGGCGGCGTTGGCAATCCTGCTGGTGCTGTGGTCGGTACAACCGACACGCAGACCCTGACCAACAAAACGCTTGGCTCCGGCCTTGTTGCTGGCGCGAGTTATTTGACTTCGGGAACTGCTGTTGCGTTTGGTTCTTTTACCACTACGACCTACAACGATTGGACAAGCATCCCGTCTTGGGTAAAACGCATCACGGTGATGATTAACGTGTTGTCTGTCAGCGGCACAAGCAACATTCAAGTACAACTCGGTTCTGGTTCTATTGACACGGCAAGTTACAACTCTAGGGCTGGGCAACCCAGTGCTATTGCAGTTTCAACAAATGGACTTTTGATGACTTGCCAACTTGCAACTGGCGCGGATACAAATAGCGGAATGCTGGTCATAGATTCCTATGGCTCCAATATCTGGATTGCATCGGGTACGGTAGTCAACGTGGGCAACTCAACCGCATTCTTTTCCGCAGGTGTCAAAACGCTTTCTGGAACTCTTGACCGCATTCGGCTTACCACCGTAAACGGCACAGACACCTTTGATGCTGGCTCTGCAAACATCCTTTACGAGTAAACCATGAGCGACGATACCCACGGCCTAGCCACCGACACCGACAAGCGCTTGAGCGTGCATGAGGCGATATGCGCACAGCGCTACGAGAACATCCAATCCAGCTTTGCCAAGGGCGATAAGCGGATGACCAAGATTGAGTACCTGCTGTACATCGTCATCGCTGCGGTGCTTCTTGGCCCCGGTGTTGCTGCTGAATTTGCGAAGAAGTTGCTGGGGCTGTAAATGCTTGATCCCATTACCGCATTTGCAGCCGCTCAGGCAGCGGTAAAGGGAATCCAAGCCGCCATCAAGCTGGGCAAGGATGTTCAGGGGATTGCGGCTGACCTAGGCAAGTTTTTTGAGGCCAAGGACGTTGTTCAGCAGGCGGCAAACAACCCCAAGAAGTTCAAAAGCGACACCGCGCAGGCATTGGAAACGGTGATGCAAGCCAAGCAGTTGGCTACCGCCGAGACCGACTTGAAGAACATGCTGATATGGTCAGGCAATGCGGATGTGTGGGAAGGTGTTTTACAGGAGCGCAACAACATTATCCAGAAGCGCAAACGGGCTGAAATGGATGCAGCATTGGCGAAAGAAAAGAAGCGCCAGCAGATAATGGAAGCCCTCAGCACGTTGTTTTGGGTTTTCCTTTTTGTTGCATCCATTGGCCTGAGCTACTTTTTGACAACCTTGTTTATTAAATGGAGAACATGATGCAATGGCTTGAACAAATCGCACCAACAATCGCCACCGCCTTGGGCGGTCCCCTCGCGGGCATGGCTGTATCCGCTGTCGCCAAAGCCATTGGCTGCGCCCCTGACGAGGTACAGAACGTCATCAGCAGCGGCAAACTGACCGCCGAGCAGGTGGCGTCCATCCAACTTGCCGAACTGGAACTGAAGAAGCAAGCGCAGGCCATGAACTTGGACTTTGCCAAGCTAGGCGCGGAGGACAAAAAATCTGCCCGCGATATGCAGATTGCCACCAAGTCATGGATTCCCCCCGTCATGGCACTGGGGGTAACCGTTGGGTTCTTCGGCATCCTTGCCGGGTTGATGTACGGGCAAATTCAACACGCACCGCAAATTGACATCATGTTGGGTTCGCTGGGAACCGCATGGACCGGCATCATTTCCTTTTACTTTGGCTCCAGCGCCGGTAGCCAAGCCAAAGACCAACTCTTGCACCAATCGGAGCCAGCGCAATGAACGCCAATTTTGATATGTCCTTCGACCGGGTAATGCAGTCCGAGGGCGGCTACGTTTGGGATAAAGATGACGCCGGTGGCGAGACCAATCTTGGGGTGACCATCGGCGCTTGGGGCGCATATCTCGATCGCCCTATCCAACCGGGCGAGATGAAGGCACTAACCAAGGATGCGGTGAAGCCGTTCTACAAGCAGATGTACTGGGACAAGGTGCGCTGCGATGAGCTGCCCACAGGCGTCGATTACGCCGTTTTTGACTTTGCGGTGAACGCTGGGGTCGCCCGAGCCGCAAAGTTCCTCCAGCGGGCCGTAGGGGCCGATGACGACGGTGTTGTAGGCCCCGGCACATTGGCCTTGGTGAAAAAGACCACGCCCGGAAAGCTGTTGGAACACTTCACCGAGCAGAAAGAAGCGTTTTACAATACCCTCGCCGAGAAAAACCCCACCCAACAGAAGTTTCTGAAGGGCTGGATGAACCGTGTGGCCAGCGTGCAGACGGCGGCCACTTCGATGATGGCATAAGGATCCAAAATGAGCACCACCGCATACGCGCTGACCTACGACGGGCTGACCAGTCTGGTGCTCCAGTATTTGGAGCGTAGCGACACTGCGGTCGTCAACTTCATCCCAACCGCCATCATGCTGGCGGAATTTGAGATTGCGCAGGACATCAAGACCCTTGGCCAGATGATTGTGGTGGAGAGCACCATGACCAGCGGCAACCCGGTGATTGCCAAGCCTGCGCTATGGCGCAAGACCGTCTCCATGACCTTGGTGGACGCCAACGGTGACAAGCAGCCAATCTACCTGCGCAAGCTGGAGTACCTCAACAGCTATGCGCCCGATGTCACCGTTACTGGCCAGCCGCTGTACTACGCCGATTACGACTACGAGCACTGGTTTGTCGCGCCCACGCCGAGCACCGCATTCGCATTTGAGGCGCTTTGCTACACCCGCCTAACCCCGTTGTCGGCCAGTAACCAAACCAACTGGCTCACCCAGAACGCGCCCAATGCCCTGCTCTTCGGCACGCTCAAGCAGACCGCGCCGTTCCTCAAGGACGATGCCCGGCTGGCCTTGTGGTCGCAGATGTTCGACGCTTCAATGGCCGCGCTGAAGACCGAAGACCAGCTCCGCATCGGTGACCGCCAAGCAGTAGCACAGGACTCCTAACCATGACAACCTACACGAATCCGTTCACCGGCCAGACCATCAGCCCATCGCAGGTCAGCTATGAATCGCTGTCAATCTCGGTCAACACCTTGCTGGACTGGCCCATCAACGGCACCACCGGCACGCCCGCCAGCAACATCATTGATGTCACCGCGACCACGACCGGCCTGAACCTGATCCTGCCCCCGGCGACGCAAGTTTCCACCGGTCAGACAGTCCTGATCCGCAACATCGGGTCCAACTCGTTCACGGTGACGAGTTATGCGGCCTCTGGCGTGGGCACAACGATTGTCTCCGTGGCGTCCGGCGTCGCCCAGTTCATCTACCTCACCGACAACACGACCACCGCCGGTACGTGGGCCTCCGTGGTGCTGGGCGCGGGCACATCCTCGGCCAACGCCGCATCGCTGGCTGGGTACGGCCTGTCTGCCGTGGGCACGCTGCTGAATCAGTCCTACAGCACGGTGTCGTACTACTCCACCATCACGCTGCCGGTAACAGTGCAGGCCAAGCTCGTTCTGTGGGGCGGCGGCGTGGGCACTTTGACCTTGCCATCGGCATCGACCGCAGGCGCGGGGTGGTTCTGCTTCATTCGCAATGGTGGAAGCGGCATCCTCACCATTTCTCCCGCCGGTATCAACACCATTGATGGGCTGTCCTCGAAGCAGCTACAGCTCACCGAATCGCTGATGATCGTCTCCGATGGCTCGAACTGGAACACATTCGGCTACGGGCAATCCAGCACGTTTGCTTACACCCAGCTTTCATTGTCGGTGACCGGCGGGACCACCACGCTGACGCCCGCGCAGGCTGCAAACACCATCCAGCTCTACAGCGGAACGCTGACCTCAAACCAGACCATCGTGGTCCCGTCCACGGTGCAGTTGTACTCCATCACCAACAACACCACGGGCTCGTTCACGTTCACGGTGAAGACCGCAGTGAGCGGCGGCGCATCCGTGACTGTCGCGCAGGGCACATCGCTGATTGTTATCTGCGATGGCACGAACGTGTACAACGCGGCCTCCGGCGCGTCCAGCTCAATCACGTCGCTCACGGTCGGCAACGGCTCACTGGCCGTGCCTTCAATCAAGTTCACGGGCGATGTGAACTCCGGTATCTACCTGCCCAGCACCGGGCAGGTGGGCCTTGTGATTGCGAACACATTGCTGGGGTACTACAACTCTTCCGGCCTGACCATCAATGGTGCAGGCGCGTTCACCGGTGCGGTATCGGGCACGACCGGTACGTTTACTTCTGGTGTGTCGGGCGGCACGTTCTAATGACAGCAAAAGTCGTCTCCATGGAGATTCCCGCTGGTATCCAGCGGGATGGGACCGTGTTCGATTCCCCTTGCTATGTTGATGGCAAATGGGTCCGATTCCAGCGCGGACGGCCCCGCAAAATTGGCGGGTACGACGGCATCTTCTTGAACGCCGCTGGCATCTCGCGCGGCATGGCCATGACCGCCGTCAACGGCTTCAACTACGTGGTAAGCGGGTACAACAACGGCTTGCAACAATGGATTACCGATACCGATGGCGGCGTCGGCTCGGGCCCGTACAACTACACCCTGAACAACTTCACGGCCAGCAACGATAACCTGTGGCAGTTCGACATCGCCTATGACTCCACCGGCAACAACACCAACAACTTGGTGGCGCATCCCGGCCAGAACCTGACCTACATCACATCCTCGGTGAACACCCCGGTGCTATACGGCACGTTCCCCGGCAGCTTCGGCTACCTGACCGGCGTAACCATCACCGGCACGGCGGGGCAGTTCTCCTGCGCCCTGTCAGGCGTCACGCTCACAGTTGGCCAGCAGATTGTGATTAGCGGCACCTTTGGCGGCACGGGCAGCATTACCGGGTACACCAACCCCACCACGTACTTCATCACGGCCACCAACGGCTCCACGACCTTCACCCTGTCCACGTCCATCGGCGGTACTGCGGTGGTCACGACTGCGGGCACGCCTACCGGCTTGACCTACACCGCCGCGCCCTCAATGTCCAAGGTCGGTCTTTTCACCGCCGTGGGCACGACCAACGGCACGACCACATTCACCCTGTCGGCGGCCAATGTGCGCGTCGGGGCGGGCCAGACCATCACCGGTACGGGCATCCCGGCGGGCACGACCGTGGTGTCGGTTACCGGAACCGCCGTGGTGATGTCGGCAGCGGCCACCGGTTCCGCGACCATCACGGCCACCTTTGACAACAACATCGCCGTCTCCGGTGGGTGCGTGGTAATCCACCCGTACCTGTTCGTGTACGGCAACAACGGTCTGATTCAGAACTCCAGCGCTGGCGACTTCTCCAATTGGGTCTCGCCGGACGCCAACGCGACCAACGTGGCCACCGGCAAGATTGTCAAGGGCCTACCCATCCGGGGCGGCTCCACGTCGCCCAGCGGCCTGTTCTGGTCCGTTGACGCGCTAATCCGCGTGAGCTTTCAGCCGTCCAGTTCAGGCGGCGTGAATTACTACTGGGCCTATGACTTGGTGAGTAGCCAAACTTCCATCATGTCCTCAAGCAGCGTCATTGAGTATGACGGCATCTATTACTGGACCGGCGTTGACCGGTTCTTGTGCTACAACGGCGTGGTGCAGGAGATACAGAACACCAACAACCAGAACTACTTCTTCGACAATATCAACTACAACGCCCGGCAGAAGGTGTGGGCCACCAAGGTGCCGCGTTACGGGGAAATCTGGTGGTTCTACCCCAAGGGCGATGCGACCGAATGCACCGACGCCATCATTTACAACGTGCGCGAAAAAGCATGGTATGACGCTGGGCAGGCGCTGGGCGCGCGCCGATCCGCTGGGGTGTTTTCCGAGGTGTTCCCGAAACCGGTGTGGGCGGGCAATGAAGTCAACAGCGCCGGGACGTACACCCTATGGCAGCATGAAACCGGCTACGACCAGATTTACCTGACCGACGTGGACGCAATCCAGAGCTACTTTGAGACCTACAGCGTGGGCACGTTGGGCGGGCTGGTGGGCACCCAGCAACAGCCCGGTGACAACCTATGGACCCGCCTTGAGCGCATCGAGCCAGACTTTGTGCAGGTCGGCGACATGACCGTGGTGGTGACCGGCCAAGGCTACGCCGAAGACGTTATTGTGGAATCGGACCCTTATACCTTCTCGCCAAACACGCTCAAGATTGACATGCGCGAACAACGCCGCGAGATGCGGCTGCGGTTCCAATCGAACACCTACAACGGCACGTACCAGACCGGGCGGGTGCTGCTGTCCCTCACCACCGGCGACGTGCGTTCCACGGGCAACCCATGATTACCGCCATCGACTCCAGACAAGTCTTCGACCCACGCGGCTTGACGTGGGATTACTGGTGCGCCTCCATGGCGGGCCTGTTCGCGGCCAATCAGCTCGGGACCGTGGAAGAAGAGCGCTGGCGCGATTGGGCTGATGGCTTGGCCGGTATTGGCCGTTTCGTTGGCGCACCGGACAGCCGCCTGTTTGAGACATGGCAGGATTGGGCTTTCGCCCTCAACAACTCGCTGCGGAGATAGTCGTGCGCAAGATTCATTACTTTGATGAAGGTGGCGATGCGCATGACAGTGAATCTCATGACGCAGAATCCCGCGACACCCCTGCGGATAACACCCCTGCGGATAGCACTCCCGCAAGCTATTCGTCTGCGGATACGAGCGCCGATACATCCGATGCGCAAACGCGCGCGGATGCGCAAGCAACACAAACAGCGTTATCAGGTCTATCTAGTTTAGGCGCGTTTTCTCAAGCAACACGGTCACCCGACCAACAAGCTGCGCTTGATAGGCTAAGTACCGCGCACACTGCGCGCGATGCTTACAACGAGGCGTATAAAAACTTTCAAGAGACCAAGGGCACGGAGTATGGGTTGCCTAGCTATGCGGTGTTAGGTTCACCGTTAGATCAGGCAAAAATGTTGGCGCAGTTCACCCAAACCGCGCCCGATAAATGGACGAGCCCTGCAACAAAAAATTCTGAGCCCGTTGAGCATAGCGACTTGAAATTTACGGTCAGTCCGGGGGATTTATTGGGCGGATTGCCTGATCGTGAAGTGCTCAAAGCGTTAAGCGATGTTGGTCTCGGTAACGTATACGGTGTCAACAATAATCCGAACCAGAGCGCGCAAAATGTCATTGCCGCGCAAAACGTACACGACTTTATATCCAAAGCTGTTGAGATTGCAGCTCCGATGATTCCCGGCTATGGCTTGGCCAAATTTGCTGCAAATTTGTTGTCTGGAAAAATGACAACAGGGCAAGCCCTTGCGAGTGTTGTGGGGGATAAAGTTGCTGGAATGCTTGGCGTCCCCGCCCCCGTTTTTAATTCGATATACAACGCGGAAATAGGGAATGGTGTTGCGGGAGTCGCCACCAACGCATTGAATTCATTTGTAGCCGGGGTCACAAAACAAGACCCAAGAGCCACTGCCGCATTTTTGAGTCAAACCCCTCTTTCAAGTACGTTAAAGTCGTCACTTTCTAATTTGAATGGCGGCCCAAACGTGGGCGGCGCAATAGCTGGGTCAATTGATGCTGGGCTGGCAAATTTTGGTATTGGCAAAGGACCTGCTGAGACATCCGCCAATGTTCCCTACACGGGGATGGACACGCAAAGCCAAATAGATAACATCCTTAACCCGCGAACTGTTTCGCCTACGGCTAAACCTGTGTCGCTTGATACCCCAGCATCGTCAGCAACACCTTTGTCCTCGGCTGGTACATCCAGCGGAACTTACGCAGGAGCTTTGTCCAATATGTCTACCCTCGGCCCAACAGGTGGTCTGTACCGCATCGGCGGCACGGGCTATACACCCTACCAGCAGAATCTGGCGCAGCTCAATCTGCCTGCCGACCAATTCACCAAGCCGTCAGACCTTGGCAACATCCCGGTGTACAACACAGACATAGCCAAGATGGAGAACGCGCCATTTGCTTTACCCCAGTACGCGGCCACCGGCGGGTCCATTCGGCATTTCAATGGCCGAGATGGAAGCTATGTCAATGCCGATGACGCCGATGCGCCTACCGCAGACCAACTTGAACAGCGCGCCGCGTTGCAGGCCCAAGCGCAGTATTACAAGGACAAGGAAGCGCAGGGGCAGAAGGATGACATCATGGCCTCGCTCAAGAACCTGAGCGGGATTGGCACCGAGATGGCCCCGCCAAAGGCTCAGATATTCCATCTTGGCCAGACCGGCAACTACACGCCCCCCAAGGTGCTGCCGCAGCTTGCAGCGCTGCTACAGGCCCGTGGCATGCACCTAGCCGAGGGCGGCCAGCCAGATGACCACAAGCACCCCAACTACGACGGCACCCCGGTGTTCCGCACCGGCGGCCTCAGCGGGCTGGGCGGCAAGTACGTGGAAGGCAAGGGCGACGGCACCAGCGACGACATCACGGCCATGCTGGCCGATGGTGAGTACGTCTTCAGCGCCGATGTGGTGTCCGCGCTGGGCAACGGCTCCAACAAGGCCGGGGCCAAGGTGCTGGACCACACGGTTCAAGCAATTCGTGAACGCGCTCGATCCGCGCCGTCCGACAAATTACCCCCCGATGCGAAGTCGCCGTTAGAATACATGCAGTCTGTGAAAGGCAAGAAACATGAGTGATTTGACCCAAAGCTACGGCACAACGGCCACGACCACGCCGCAGTTTTACACCGACTACCTCAACAACGTCGCCGCCCGAGGGACTGCGGGCGCTAACGCCGCGCAGTACGTTGGCGCGTCGCCGCTCCAGCAGCAGGCTTTCACCGATGTCGGCAAGAACGTGGGCAACTACCAGCCCGCGCTGAATCTTGCCGCGCAGAACTACGGTGCCGCCGCGAACACCGACATCGCCGGTGCGGCTAACCCGTACCTGCAATCCGGTACGCAAACCAGCGGCCTGTCTCAAGCCAATCCCTACCTGACATCGGGCACGACCAGCGCCGCCAATCTGGTGGGCGATTACATGAACCCGTACACCCAGAACGTGGTGGACCAGATTCGGCTTGCGAATCAGCAGAACATCGCCCAGAACCTTTCGCCGGGCATCACGGCGGGTGCGGTAGGCTCCGGCCAGTTCGGCTCCCAGCGGGGCGCGAATGCCCTTGCGCTGGGCATCTCCAACGCCAATATCGGCGCGCTGGGCTTGCAGAACCAAGCCTTGCAGACCGGATATCAAAATGCTTTGGCTGCGGCCCAACAACAGCGCCTCAACCAGCTCAATGCTGGCCAGACCGCAGGCACCTTGCAGAACCAATTCAACCAGAACCAAGTGACCGCCGGGCAGGTAGCGGGCAATGCTGCATCGCAGCAAGCCGCAAACCGCATCGCTGCGGGTGCAGGTATGACGAACCTCGGCCAACAGCAGCAACAGAGCGGGCTGGCCGATGTCAATGCGCTGTCTACCCTTGGTGGCCAGCAGCAGACCATCGCGCAGAACAAAGAGCTGTTCCCGCTGGATGTGGCGGCCAAGCAGATGGCGGCCTTGAGCGGTGCGCAGATTCCGACCACCACCATGCAGACCATGACCGGATCGCCGCTGTCGGCCATCGCGGGCTTGGGCGCATTGGCGGGCGGTTTGTTCAGCAAGAACTCCAGCGGCACATCGGCGGCTGGAAATATTTATGGTGCAATTGGCGCGCCCGTGACAAGCGCAATTGGCGGCGCGTACGATTGGGCTAAAAATGCTTTTGGCGGCGGAAATACGGGAAATTACACCGGGGCAACTGGCGGATTGGACACCACTCCGGGCGGTACTGCATCATCTACTGAATTGCCATTCAATCCGAATCAAACCGATATTTATGGCGGCGCATTAACGGGATCGAACTCTAATCCATTGTTGTGGGGAGAAGGAACATAAACCATGGCTGAAACAACAAAACAAAGCGGTCTTTCACTTGTCCCGGATATTTCAAAGGCCAACTTTTACAACGCCGATGAAGGAGACATGGCCAACCTTCAAAAGGCGCAGGAGGACGCACTCGCAGCCCTCCAGCAGCGCTATGCCCAGCCGAACTGGTTCAACGTCGCTGCGGGCTTTTTCAAGCCCCAATTGGGCGGCTTTGCCGCGTCCTTAGGCAGCGCATCGCAGGCCATGGGCGAGAACTTGGAAAACCAACGCGCATCAGAGCTGACTGCCGCGCAAATGCGCAGCCAAATTGCTCTGACGAAGATGGCTGTGGCTGCTAAACAAAAAGCCGCAGCTATGGAGTCTGCGCGACTTACCGCAGGTGATCCAGTAACCGCTCAATATATTGGCAAATTAGCAAATGTTGCAGGAGCAGATTCTGCACAAGTACAAGCTGCAAAAGATGAACTTGCAGCAATGACTCAAAATCGTCAGCTTGAAGCATCAGAAGTAAGCAACCGTGCAACTCAATATGGTCAAGCATTGAAAGATATTGAGTTGAAGTTATTGAACAAAGGCTATAAATCTCAAGATGAATTGGATGCTGACAGGGCAAGAGCAATGGAGCTTTATGGCCCCAGAACCCCATCTGTTGTACGTCCACCAAACACAAGCGCGGCCACTAAAGATGGCGCAGGAGTTGGGACCAAAGAAAATATTACTCCTCTTGTTGAAAATGCCACGTCTTCTGCTGCACCTATTGCCGCTGAAACATCTGCTGCCGCTCCTGCCGCTCCTATTGCTGCTGCCGCTCCTGTTGCTGCTTCTGCGCCTATGGGAAAAACTATTGGCGCTCAAGATTTCCTCAGCAAAGCGGTGTACCCCAATGAAAGCCCAAGCGGAAAACCAAATCCTGATTCAACTGCGGTTGGCAAAGGTCAAATGATTCAAAAAACTCGGCAAAGTATCCATGATAAATATGGAATGACAGCCGGACCAGAACAATATGAAAAAGACCCAGCAGTAGCTGCTGCATATGATTATGCAAATTTAGGTGAAAACCATGCTATTTTGACAAAAGGCGATCCAAATAAAACCCCTACTGCACTTGATCATCGTATTTTGTGGGCTATGGGCACAGGTGATGGCCCTAAAATTCTTGCTGCTGATCCAACTCAAAAATTAAAAGATTTGGGTTTATATTTGAGCACTCAAAAAGATGGGTTTAAAAATAATGGTTTAAATCCTAATATGTCTGTTGGCGGATATAAAGCTATGATGCAAGGACAGCTTTGGGACCATGGAATTGACCCAGAAGCAAAAGTGATGTTTGGACAGCAAAATGCTCCTGCGCCGGAAAGAGCGCCTGCCCCTATTGCCATAACAAAACAAGAAAAATTTCCGCTGGTTTATGCTGATCCGCAATTAACAGATCCTACGTTTAACAGAAAAACTCCAGATCAACAAGCTAGAATTTTGGCAAATGTAAGCAAAAAAGCTGATGCTGATGAAGCAAGGTCAATGGACCAAATAAATAGATTTAAGCCATATGGTGATGAAACTATTTATACTCCATATATGTCAGACCTCACTTCTTCAATCAACATGATTGATAATAATAAATACGTTGCGCAAAGGGTATTTAATATTCTTGGGCAGGGCACATTAGAAGCAAAAATATTAAAATCAATTCAAGCAGGAATGGCAGCACATGGTCCATTTGGTTCTTGGTCTGTAAGTCTTCCTGCTAAAGAATGGGCAGATGCTGGTCTTTCTGAAGAAGATGCTACTTATGCAAATACATTGGCTACAAAATTTTTGCATATCAATGCATATAAAAATCAAATAAATGGTCAAGGTAATAACCCGCCTCCAGTAGCTGAATTTGCGGCCATGTTAGCAAAAAGCGCAAATTTAAATCAACCATGGGACTCTGCTCTTCAAACTTTGAAAATTGATAGGGCTAATGCTCTTCATGGAAACAGAATTTATAAAACCATTCTTGAAGAAAAAGACAAAGTTGATCAAGCACATGAGTTAGCCCCAGTAACCGCAGTATTAAAGCATTCCAAAGCATATAAAGCTGAAGTGGCAGCATGGCAGCAAAATTTGGCTGAACTCAATAAATAACAATTGTTAAGGAGTTAGCATGGACGAAAATGATGAAATGGCCGCAAGGGTAAAACAAATTCAAGAAGAAACGGCAAAAGAATTAGGCATAAAAACACAAGAACCAACAACAACTGATCCTCAAGGAACCACGTTGCCATCAAGAGGCACTGGGGCTGGTCGCGGTTTTGTGTTTCCCCCAAGTGACATGCCAACAATAGCATCTACTGATAAAAAACCAACATCAATTGATATTGCAAAAAAAGCTGTAGAAGTAGCCAAAAATTTGCCCACCAGTAATATTGGAGAAGCATTTCTTGATCCATCTATAGATATGGGTCTTGCAGGATCATATATTGGCGCAAAAAGCACTGGCGCAAGTTTGAATCCACTCAAATTAAATACATTCATGCAAACAGCGCCAGACGTGGCGCAATCAACCGCAAAAGGAACGCAGGCATGGTTGAATTCTGCGCTAACTCAATTTCCTGATGGCCCTCAAAGGTTGACAGTGCAAGAGTTAGGCGATTTAACAAAAATGCCAGTAAATACATCCAAAGATATTTGGCAAGCACTTGTTAAATTAAATGGTTCTCCTGCTGTCAGGACCCCCGTAATTAAAGAAGTAAATGGTCGGCCAACAACTGTCGGTTATCGGTCAACGCCAGCACAAATGCCTATTCCACTGGAAGAGCCGTCAGCTCTTAGCAAAATGGGCACTTTTTTTGAAGATGTCGCGCCCGGAGCTACAAAATTTGTAAAAGGCGCTTTGCCAACAATTGGAGCTGCTGCAAAAGGTTTTGGTGTTGGTGCTACAGCCGGTGATGTTTTATCAAGGCTGTATAGAGGCGATACCACAGGCGCGGGCATTTCTGGAGCTGGAGGAATGGCGGCTATGATGTTAGCCCCAGAATATGGCATACCAGCAGCTTTGGCCGCTTATGCCATAAATAAATCTAGGGATGAACCTGTTCAAAATAACATACCAATGACACGCAGAGATACATTATCAGAACGGCAAAAATTAGCCAAAACATTGCCTTGAAAATTGTCTCCTCTGGTCTTACGATCTTAGCCCCCATTGCTGGGGGCTTTTTTATTTTGGAAACAAATCAATGATTACCATCATCACGCAAAACCAAAACAATAATTTAATGACGGAAATCACATCGCTCCACGCTTTTCGCTAAGTGCCCGAGCCACCTCGGTATTCAGCGACCGCACAAACTTGATGCACTCCGCACGCTCGGCGCGGGCATACTTCATGGCCACGGCCTTCTCCACCGCCGCGCACAGCTCGTAGACGTCCACCTCATCGGCGTATAGCCCGTCCTTGTCGAGCATGTCGCAGCTCAGGAAAATTTTGCGCATTTCATCTTTTGTAAGCATCATTCATGTCCATTCTTGAGTTGCCAAAAATTCAACAGGTGGACAAACATCTTCCACCCGCGATCCAAATCTTC